TAACAGAACCCCAATCAAGATTTGTAATAAGTGATGCAAAATACCCCGCTTTTGTGGGTGGTCTAGGCTCTGGAAAAACACATGCTGGAATGTGGCGTTCCATAAGGCTTAAAAAAGAAAACCCAACGATTGATGTTGGCTATTATCTTCCAACATACGGGCTTATCCATGATATTATCATTCCAAGGTTTCAAGAGTTATTTGAGACATACAAAGTTCCATATCGCTTAAACCAACAACATAATTATTTTGAAATAGAAAATAGCGCAAAGATTATCATGCGGTCAATGGATAGACCTGAAAAGATTATCGGCTATGAAACGGGTGATGCAATATTGGACGAATTGGACACTTTGCCATATGATAAGGCACAAGATGTTTGGTCTAAGGTCGTTGCAAGAACAAGGAAAAAGAAAACAAACGGTAAAATAAACACAAGGGCGGTAGTTACAACGCCTGAAGGCTTTAAGTTTGTTTATGATAAATGGAAGAAAAACCCTATGGCGGGTAGTGTTTTATTTAAAGCCCCGACATATTCAAATCCATATTTACCTGATGATTACGTGGATTCACTAAGGGAAACAATGCCTGAAAACGCACTTATGGCATATCTTGAGGGTGAGTTTGTAAACATGACGAACGCCACAGTTTACAGCGAATTTGACCGCCATAAATGTCACACGCCTGAAACTATACAGCCGACAGATACTTTGCATGTAGGGATGGATTTTAACGTGGGTAAAATGGCTTGTGCGATTGGGGTATTGCGTTCGGAAAGCCTTCACTTCGTCAAGGAACATGACAGCATATTAGATACACCCGCCATGATTGTTACATTAAAAAACACTTACCCTAATCATAAGATTATCGTTTATCCCGATGCAAGCGGAAGGTCGCGCAAATCGGTCAACGCAAGTGAAAGTGATATATCGCTATTACAGCAAGCTGGATTTAGTGTTTTTGTAAATAATCGCAACCCCGCCGTTAAGGACAGGGTTTTATCAATGAATAGCGCATTAAAGAATAGTATTGTTATGGTCAATTCTGATACATGCCCTATACTGGTTGAATGTTTAGAGAAACAAGCGTATGATAAAAACGGCGAACCAGATAAGACAAGCGGATTTGACCATATGAATGATTCCGCATCTTATCTTTGTGTTTACAGATACCCCGTTAAGAAATCGACTAATACTATGTTTAAATTAAAGGGCTTATAATGATAGACACGCAACATCCTGATTTTTTAAAATATAACGATGAGTGGACACGATGCCGTGATTGCGCTGATGGACAGATACAAATTCACAAAAAGCGCGTTAAGTATTTGCCTATGCTATCCGAGCAATCCACTGAAGAATATAACGCATACTTATCAAGGGCAATGTTTTATGAGGCGACTGGGCGAACAATACAGGGATTAAAAGGCATGATATTCCGCAAGCCCCCTGTCATTCAACAAGGTGGTATGGAATTATTTAATGATGACGTTGATTTAAACGGCACGTCATTACGTAGCTATTGCGAGAAAATAACCGAAGAAATTTTAGAGGTTGGCCGTTGCGGTGTATTGGTGGATTATCCTAGCATTATCACGGAAGGCTTAACCGTTGCACAATCTGAATTATTAAACGCCCGTCCATTTTTTAATCTTTACAAGGCGGAATCAATAACAAACTGGCGTATGGGTCGCATAAATAACAAAACTTCATTATTGCAAGTTCGTTTATTCGAGATAGTCGAAGAATATGATGATTTTGAGGTTAATGAAATCGAGCAATATCGTGTGTTGGATTTAAACAGCGGGGATTATCGCCAAAGGGTTTATCGTAAAAACGCACGCAAAGAATGGGAGTTATCCCAAGAGGTTTATCCTGAAATGAACGGAACACGCATGGATTATATTCCGTTTGTGTTTTTTTCGCCCATCGGGGTTGAGGTCGATGTATGCCGTCCGCCGTTATCTGGTTTAGTCAATGTAAACCTATCGCATTATTTAACCACAGCGGATTTAGAACACGGGGCGCATTTTACAGGATTGCCGACTGCTTTCGTTAAGGGCATATCGCCTGATGATGAAAATGTTTACCGTATAGGCTCAACTACCGCATGGGCGTTTTCAAATCCTGATGCGGACGCAAAATATATTGAATTTACAGGGCAGGGATTAGGGGCTTTAGAAAAACGCATAGAGATTAAAGAGGCTATGATGGCAAGCCTAGGAGCGCAAATGTTAACCCCATCCACACGGCGCAATGAAAGCACTGATACAGCGTCCATGCGTCATATGGGGGAAAACTCTATTTTATCCGCCATGTCACAAGGCATATCCGAGGGTTTAAATTATTGCCTTGAGATTGCTGGTGAATGGATGGGTTTAACCCATGCCACGATTGAATTAAACCGTGATTTCATGCCTAACCCTATATCCCCGCAAATGATGGCTGAATTATTTAAGGCCGTTCAAGGTGGTGTCATTTCGCAAGAAACATATTTCGAGAATTTAAAAGAGGGCGAGATTATCGGTTCTGAAAAGACGTTTGAGGATGAACGTGCGGCGATTGAAACAAATGCGGTGATTTAATGGGCGATGTTCGTTTAGGCACTCCCAAGAATGTAAATGACGCCATACAGGATAGAACTATTCGGCATATGTTTTACCTTGAGGCAATTAAAACACGTCAATCACGGCAGGTTATAGCTTATCTTGATGACATAGTTATACCTAACCTATTAAGGCAATTAAACGAACGCTTGGCACGTATTGAGGCTGTTGGATTTGATAGGGGTGAATTTACAACACGCCGTATTACACAAATGATTGATGAATTTCAAAATATCATTAATGAGTTTGGCAATTTAAACAATCGAATTCAGGGGGAATTATTTGACTTGGCTATGACTGAAAGCGCATGGCAATTAGGTGTTTTAAAAGAAGAAGTGCCTATAAATATACTATATGCCGTTGCCGCGCCAGAAACAATAAGACAGGTTTTAATAAATAAGCCGTTTGATGGTAGGACATTACAGCAATGGTTTGACAGGTTGCAAGAAACAACAAAAGCAAGGCTTGTGCAGGAAATACAAAAGGGCGTTACTGAGGGTCAAACAACAGCTCAAATTGTCCGCAACATTCAAGGCACGAGGGCTTTAAAATACAAAGACGGTATTCTTGCCACGACACGCGCCCAAACAAACGCGGTTGTTAGAAGTGCGGTTGCTCATGCGTCCAATACCGCAAGGGAAGAAGTTTTTAGCGCAAATAGTGAATTTATTAAGGGCGTTCAGTGGATATCCACACTTGACAGCCGTACATGCGCTATCTGCGCTCCGTTGGATGGCAAGGTTTATAAAATCGGTGAAGGTGTTAGGCCGCCTATTCACGTATCATGCCGTTGCGCTATTACAGCCGTAACAAAGTCATATCGTGAAATGGGTATTGATATCGATGACATTCCACCATCGACTAGGTCAAGCATGAATGGACAAGTGCCGAGTGATATAACATATAACCAATGGTTAAAGGGGCAGCCCATTGAAATACAAAATGACGCGCTAGGCAAAACACGTGCAAAGCTATTCCGCGACGGTGGGTTGGATATATCGCAATTTACTATTCGCAATGATTATGAATTAACGCTTGACCAGTTAAGGGCAAAAGAGCCGCAAGCGTTTATAAAGGCTGGTATTGCATAAGCAGTAAAATACTGTTATTATTTAAATGATTTCGTGTGATACGTTCTCGTTAAAACCCCTTTTTTTATGCCGTGATGGCGATTAACCCCTAGTTAAATCGTGAGGATTTTTAATGCTTGAATATATGTACGAAAACAAAAATGATATTCCCCAAGGTGCGGAAGGTTTTTATTCTGAAAAGGACGGAAAGTTTACGCTTAATGTTAATGGCGTCAAAACACAAAGTGACGTTGATTCTTTAAGTGATGCCCTATCAAAAGAGCGTAAGTTAAGGCGTGATGCTGAACATAAGGCAAATGACAGTGATAATAAATTTTCATTCTTGCCAAGTGATTTTAATGAAGGTCAATATAAAAAGCTTATCGATTCAAAAGGCGGCGATATTGAACAAAGATTAAAGGAACAGCGCGAATCCATTGAAAAAGTACATAAACAAGATTTGGACAAGCTATCACAGGCTTTAACCGAAAAAGACGGATTGATAACAACGCACGTCACAAACGCGCAGTTAAAACAGGCAATGGTTGAGAATAATATTTCAAAAACCTTTATGCCTGCGGTCGAGGCTTTATTGGGCAAAAGTTTAAAGGTTGAGGGTATGGATGTTTATTTAAATGAAAAGCCATTATCTGATGCCATGAAAGAGTGGGCAAATTCTGAAGAAGGCAAGCATTATGTAGTTGCGGCACAAAATACAGGCGGAGGAGCGAATAACAAATCCAACGGTGCAAGTGCAAAACAAATGAAACAGTCTGATTTCGATAGTTTATCGCCAAAAGAACAGGCGGTTGCTATGTCGTCAGGCACAACTTTAACAGAATAAGGAAAACAATAAAATGACTACTACATTAACAGCGATTGCACCTACGCTATACAGTGCAGCCCGTGAAGTGGCGCGTGAGCCTTTTGCCGCCGTACAAGCGGTTAATACTTCTTTTGATAACAAGGGCGTTGCCTTTGGCGATAAGGTCACTGTGCCTGTAATGCCATCAGGTGCGGCCAAAGACTTTACACCAGGCATTATTAACACTGCCGCTCAAAGCATTACAGCGTCTAAAGTTGACGTTGAAATTTTAAAGCGTCGTAAATATGACATGGTTTTAACAGGCGAGCAAATTCGTTCACTTGAAAACGGTGGAAACTATCAAGACTGGGTTACACAATTCATTAAACAGGGCGCACGTACATTGCGTAATGAAATGGAAATTGACTGTGTGAATGCCATTCGAGATGGCGCATCACGTTCAGTTGGTACTTCTGAGACAAATCCATTCGCGTCAAACTTGGATGTTTTGGCTGATGCTCGTAAGGTGTTGGTTGATAACGGTGCGCCTATGGCTGATGCTCATTTCATTATGGGTACTGCCGCATCAAACGCATTGCAAAAACTTGGTATTTACCAGCAAGCATATGCGGCTGGTGATGATGGTGAACGCCGTACAGGTGGTTTTCGCCCGCAGTTTGGTTTTAACATGGCTGAATCGGCTGGTGTTTCTATCCACACAAAAGGCACAGGGGCTTCATACCTTGTTAATGGTGCGTTGACTATTGGACAAACAGTTATCACGGCTGATACTGGTACTGGTACAATCGTTGTTGGTGATGTTGTTACTTTTGCTGGTGATACGGTTAATCAGTATGTAGTCACAGGTGCGCTTGCTGGTGGTTCGTTTACTATTGGTGACAATGGTATTCGTGCGGAGATTGCTGATAATGCGGCAATCACGGTAACCAATGACTACACTGGAAACCTAGCGTTTGAACGTAATGCCGTTGTTGGTGTTGTTCGCCCGCCACTTATTCCAGTTAAGCCAGGTGATGCTCAATTATCCGTATCGGATGAAACAGGTATGTCATACTTGTTGCTAGATAGCGTACAGTATGGACAGCGTGTATGGGAATT